CAAGGTGTGGATGCGGTGAATGCCCAGAATGTCGGCCAACAGCCGGTGGGCCCGTACCATGTCGCGGATCGTCAGTTCGGGGAAATCCTTGTAATAGGGGCGTCCGGTCGCCGGATTGACGTGCAGCGGCCCGGTCGTGCCGTAGTGCGAGCCGAGGATGTTGGCGCAGATGATGAAATGCTCGGCGGGGTCGAGGAATTTGCCCGCCTCGACCGTGTGCGGCCACCACGAGGCCACGTCCGAATCGGCGGTCAGGGCGTGGCAGACCCAGATGACATTGTCGTGGGCCGCATTCAGTTTCCCGTAGGTGCTGAATGCGATCGTCAGTTCGGGCAGAATGCCTCCCCGCTCCAATTCGAAAGGTTGGTTATGACGGTATATATTCATTGTGTTTACAGTCGTTTTAATGCGTTGCCGATCTCTTCTTTCAGGTCGTCGATGTGTTCGATGCCCAGCGAGAAGCGCAGCATGTTGGGATAAACGCCCGAAGCGACCAGTTCGCGTTCGTTGAGCTGGGAGTGCGTCGTCGAAGCGGGGTGTACCAAGAGACTCCGGGTGTCGCCCACGTTGGCCAGGTGGCTGATGATCTCCAGGTGGTTGAGCAGCGAGGAAGCTTGCTCGGCCGACCCTTTGACGCGGAAGGTCAGTACGCCGCCGAAACCGTTGGTCAGGTACTTCTTGGCCAAATCGTGGAAAGGACTGCTCTTCAAACCGGGATAGTTTACGCTCTCGATCTTGGGGTGCTTCTCGAGCCATTGGGCCATTTCGAGCGCATTGTCCACCGATCGCTGTACGCGCAGCGAGAGGGTTTCGAGTCCTTGCAGCAGCAGGAAGGAGTTGAACGGACTCTGGCAGGCGCCCGTGTCGCGCAGCACTTCGCACCGTGCCCGTACGGCGAAAGCCTGGTCGCCGCAGTTTTCCCAGAAGTTGAATCCGTGATACCCTTCCGAGGGTTCGCTGATCAAGGGGTAGCGGCCGTTGCCCCAATCGAAGTTGCCGCCGTCGATAGCCACGCCGCCCATGCTGTTGCCGTGACCTCCGATCCATTTGGTCGCTGCGTGCAGCACGACATTGGCGCCCCATTTGATCGGCTGGCAAAGGTAGCCGCCGGCTCCGAACGTATTGTCGGCGATTACCGCGATGCCGTGTTTGCGGCCGATTTCGGCGATCGCCTCGAAATCGGGGATATTGAAGGCCGGGTTGCCGATCGTTTCGATGTAGATGGCCCGCGTACGGTCGTCGATGAGTGTCGAGATGCTCTTCGGGTCGTCCCCTTGTGCGAAACGGACCTCGATGCCGAGTCGGCGGAGCGTGTATTTGAACTGGTTGGTCGTTCCGCCGTAGAGGTAGGAGGTGCTTACGATATTATCGCCTGCCTGGGCGATGTTCGTGATGGCGAGCATTTGGGCGGCCATGCCCGATGCCGTCGCAACGGCTCCGGTACCTCCTTCGAGGGCGGCGATGCGCTCTTCGAAAACGGCGGTCGTGGGGTTGTTCAGGCGGGTGTAGATGTACCCCGGTTCCGTGAGGGCGAAAACGGCGGCGCTCTTTTCCGCACTTTCGAAGGTGTAGGCCACCGTCTGGTGGATGGGGACGGCGCACGATCCGGTCGCGGGATCGGCCTGTTGGCCTGCATGTACTTGCAGGGTTTCGAAACGGAGATTCTGTTTTTTCATGGTTTTGAAAGTTGATTTATGTTTTCGGGATTGTTACAAACAAAAAAATCCGGCTGAACCAGCCGGATTTAAGAGATACACGTACGACGAATCTTACACCCGGCATTTACACCTGCGCATCGACATCATCATACCCATCATCGAAACCGAAAGTCCGACGATCAGCGAGTAAGAATTATTGGATGTAATGCCGTTTTTCATGCGGGTAAAATACGGGTTTGTTATCGTATTGATGTCGTAAATATAGTTATTTTTCGTGAAATGGTGCTGTCGAGAGAAAAATATTTTACAATGCCATTATTCAGTCTGAAAATGCAATATTTGTAAATATAAGATTTTTTCTCGAGAATCCCTGTTTGTATAAAATGTTGAAAATTAGATCTATTTGTGGCCCGTTCCGTATTTGAAATTCTTAAATTAAGAATAGTTTAATTAAAAAATGTAGTTGAAAGTTTGATATTTGTGATATGTTAGATTTACTTGTTTGATATGTGATACTTAGGCAAATTATTTGCCGATGCAGAACGTAAGGTAACAAATGTATCTATTTGATTTAATGTAGGTTGCTCGATTTGGTGCTATTGATTAGCAACGGAATAGCAACGATTTTGCGGAAATTAGTAACAATCATATAGCAAAAATAGCTTACGACCGATTTGTTTTGCAGCCCCAAATATAGTCCAATTTTTCGTTGGTTGTTACTTCTCCTGCGATGTCTCATGCATCGTGGATAACTTCTCCGATATCTCGTGTTATGAAGTATCCCAAAGTTGGCATATAAATAAAACAAACCCCCAGCAGTAGCAAGACCTGCCGGGGGCATTCAACGCAACCGATATAACGAGTATACCAGTCTGTGCAAAGATATGAATTTATTTTTTCAATTTGGACTTTAATATCATTTCTCCGTTGTCCTCATTGCGGATAAATACGTCACATGTAGTGAGGTGGAACGTATGCCTTACCATAGCACCAAAGGAGTTTTTACCGCCAACCTCCAAAGTCCATTTCACTTCCCCGACTTTACTGTTCTCGTTCACTTCGTATTCTTCGCTGTAAACCTTGATTGAGGACGGGTCTTTGAATGTATCTTCAAAATAGAGCATATAGAGGTCTCTGCCACTCCTTACGGAAGACGGTTCGCAACTGCACAGCAGAACTGACAGCAATATGAATGATAATATCTTTTTCATGGATTATCGTTTTGTGAATGTAATATCGTTGTTATCTGCAGTTCCGTATGCACGGAGCTTGATTGTTGAGTTGTCCACGATGGTTAGGGTACGCTTATCTTCCTTGTTCGTCACTTCTCCGCTGCCAGTATTGTATTCGTAAAATGAAATGGTCTGTTCCTGACCGTCATATACAGGTGTTGAGATAACGAGATAGCAAACTGAATGCGTCTCAACTCCTGTATATGTTTCGTCTATTACAGCATCTCCGCAGGCTTTGAATGTCCCGAACAGACTTACAACTTCCTTTGGCTCTGAATAGGGTGTAAATGTGATTTCTTCGGTACGGTATACTGTTGTACCGTTGTTGATTGAATACTCTCCGTAGAAAGTCCCTTGTAAGGATTCAAGTACGGACTTCTCATGCTCGCTGAACCCGTTAAATTCCCCGTCATCTTTGGAGCATGAGCCAAACATCAGGATGACGGCAAGGATTGGTAGAACTTTTCGCATTATTCTTAATTTTAAGTTTCAAATTCCTATCCGTATCGCCTTGCCGTTGTTCCCGGATGCGCATAAAAAAACGTGGGCATCCCTCGTTGGTAAAGAGGCATCGTCAAACGCCCGTAGCCCACAAGGAAAATGCCCACGCATATGACGTGGGCATCTACCATTGCTTTTAAGGCTACGTGAAATTTTGGCGATTTTCTTTACCTCAAAACAATAGCAAACGCTATACTTTTTCAATATGTCGCTCCAAAGGTACGCAATTTTTTCATATCGCGGCAACAATTTGCAGGATAATCATATAAACCGCCTGATGAGAGCCAAAAACGGCTTCCTAAACACATAGACCACAAGCACTACGAGCACGACCCAAAATCCCTTCATCTGTGTCTTCTGCCATTTGGTCAGCTCACGTTCTACCGGAACAATCTTCTCTACTTCAATATTACGATAAATGATGCTGTCCTTACGTTCTTTCGGGACTTCAACGGGTATTTCCTTTTCCTGTGGTTTTGTCCTCAAATCATGGTAGAGCGTACCGTCAGAGTTTATCCGTGCATCTGACTCAGCGAAGTCGTTTTCAAGATGTGAGGAACTGTCACGGGTCGTGCGCTCCGCCGTCTGTGCAGGGATTTCAACCGTTACGGTGTCGTGTATGTATTCAACCGTTTTAACGACCTCTACACGCACGCTGTCGCTTTGGAAGGTAGTCAGCTTCCTGCTTGTGCCGCAAGCCGTGAGAAGCAAAATTAAGGTGCAAATAAGGGCTGTTTTCATTGCTCCGAGAATGTTAGTGAGTTGATACGGTTTTTCCATCCTTTCAGGAAGCGTGCCTGTGAATGGTCACGTTTGACGATGTTCTCTACGAACTCGATGCGCCTGCTGTGAATTTTGACGAACAGGCTGCGCTGGTCTGCACTGTTGATTGCAGTAAGAGTGTCGTTACCGACAATTCCATCCACGGCCACACCGAGAATTTTCTGTACCTGCTTGATTGAAGTTGCTGTTCCCGAAGCCCAAGCCCAATCCACAACGATATCGGCTATTGATTGGTTCTCGATGTCGTCAGCTTTCCACTTGTCCCAGTATCCGCTCTTGAAGATGTGCAGCCATTGTTCATCCGTGATGTTCTTCAACTGCTCGACCGTAGCGTCCTTTCCGTAGAAGTTCCTGAACGTACCGATAGTGATACCTTTGTTCGTTGCGCCGCCTCTGTCCAGCGGATCATCAACGAAACCGCCCTCCCAACGTAAGATAAACGGCTTCAATGCTTCTGCTTTTGCCATAAGCTCCGGATTTAGAAGAACCACCCGATTTGTGAGCCTATCAATGCGCCCAACGCTCCGGCTGCAAGGTCGAGCCAGTCCCATTTGCTGTTGGGGTTGTAGTAGTCTCCCACTTCCTTACCTACTGCAAGGCATATAGAAGCCACAAACGCAGTCAGTACCGAGATGTAGGAGTGAGAGATGATGCCGAAGAATACGGCTACCAAGATTGCCGCTACCATGCAGCAAACAAAGTGTTTGATTTTGTCTTTTCCCATTGCTGTATTGTTTTAGTTGAACATTATCTGTATTCAGGAAGAATGTATTGTATATTCATTGCTGCTTCATGAAGAACGGAATGTGTTTCATCCTCTCTCGTCTCCATAGGATGCGTGAACTCTACGAATATGCTGCCTACCCAGTCATGCTTGTTGTCGCTCAACCGCTTTATGGCTACCGATACGCATCCGCAAGACGAAAGAAGTGCCTTTGCGTATTTGTCCGACACCTGCTCATCTATGTTCGTAATATACATGAATAGGTTTTTGCTCAGGTCTGAACTGAATTTGGCTACATCTGACATCTTCAGGTCGTGTATCCTCTCTTTCATTCCCTCTACGCCCTTGCGCTTGACCTCGTAATATACGGACAGTAGGCATTCGTTTCCGAGCGGATGCGGTTGCACAATATATACCCTGTCTGCTTTTAGCTGGTACAGTATGTTCCACAACTCACCGAAGACTGTTGCAGAACCGTCATTCCTGCGCCTGTTTTTCACTTCCTCATCTTGCTTAAACTGCTCAATCTTGAGGTCTGTCAGCTTGTCCTTTGTCTTTTGGTTATACTTGAACCAAAGGCCGAGAACTCCCGTAATTATTGTGCCTATCGCACTGATGATAACTGCTACATATTCCATTTTGTTTTGAGTTTTAGTTTATGCGTTCAAAGATACTATTAAAGTACTTAATAAGTACGCTATTGCGGCAAAAAAATCAGTTCGTCATCTCCAGCCAGTCGTTTATATTCAGTATAAGGAACATGAATGAACCGTCATTGCGACTTGCATCGTCACTTGTATTTACGGTTATATACGATGAATATCTGCCTATTACTGTAGCCTTAATCGGTGCTTCACTACTGCCCTGAGAATATCCTAATCCAGTAACAATAGCGATACAGTCATTTGCCGAATTGAACCAAGTAGAACTGAAATTCACTCTATACTGACCTTCCCCTGTCCTTGATACGCTCATGGTCGTTCCGTCAAATGTCTTGTATGCTATTGAAGCTCCCGAACTTGAACCTGTGACTACTCCCATAGCCAAGGCGTTCAACTTACGCCCATACCGAGATGCTGTCATAAGGTTGATGCGGTTAAGGACTATCCACCCGTAGAACTGTGTAGATGTTCCGTAACCGATAAGCTCCACACATTCACGTGACAGTTTCAGGTAGTTCTTTGATATTCCGTTCTCATAGAAATACTTTCCTGTCGGTGCAGTATACTCAATCGTACCCTGCGAGTATTGGCTTCCCCAGCGGTAATTCGTGATGCACATCCTACGTCCGCTCTGCTTCACGTCCCATTCCAAATTCCCGGATGTAATCCAACCTCCGCCTACCGAAATGGTCGCCACGTTGTCATGTGTGGACTGCTTACCTCCAACCACGATTGAGTCTGTCTCCTGCACGAAAGGATTGCGCAAAGAACCTTGCAACAGGACATCCGTAAATGTTCCTCCCTCAAAAACGGCGTTCCTGCCCTTTACTGTACCGTCTTCTGTCGTCTGGAAGTTGCCGTTCTTTGAATAGATGTTCTCGACAAGCAGATTTTCAGTATCAATCAAAGAGTTCTTCAAATATCCTCCCTCAATGATTGTTTCTTTCATCACGGCATCCTGTTTAAGCTGTTTGAAGTCACCGTTGATGAAATTGTTAAGGCTGCTGTCGTCCGTGTATTTTGAAGCCTTTATCCAATCGGATGCGTAATAGCTTCCCGATGCCCTTGCAGTCTTACACCGCATGATGTCCCCGGCTGTTCCCTGCACCCATAAGTCCCCGATGTCGTAGGGTGGGTAAGGTGTGGAAACGAAAACACGTCTCTTGCTGTCCGCCGTGTCCTGTGCCTTTCCGGCTTTTGCAAGTGCCTCTACTGTAGCCGTGTCCGTTATCTCCACCCAAGAATACGAGCTGCCCGATTTAGTCCACCGCCAGGAACGTCCTGTTTTCAGGTTTGTAAACGTATCATTCAGATGCTTGTTTTTCTCCTCTGTAGTAGTCCATTGAGATGCAGGAACATTCGATGTCGTAGGGTTGTACTCATAGAAGAAGCTCTCTATTGCCCCGTCTATCTGTGATTGCAGACCGCCTACGGCTTCCACGAACTCCTGCGCCTGCGTGTCGATACGCTCGTTCAGCTCATCTTCCAAATCGCTGACGTTCTTATCCGTTCCGTTCGTGCTCCTGAACCTTATGTTTCCTCCGATTATGGAGTTTGCCAAGTCGAAATACGTCTTTCCGTCAGCAGAAACAATCTTGTCTGTTGTGATACGTCCGGGTAGAACTTCGGTAAAGCCGTACAGCGTGGCAAAGGAACGCTCCCCGTCATACTCGCTGTTGAGCACACCAACGAGCAGATGGTAATATCCCGATACGTCATTCATGCCTATTGCGGTCGGAGAAAGCACAAATTCGCCCGTACCCGTGCCTGTCGGCACTTTGGCATAGAAGTAATACTTCTGTGATATTTGGTCGAGTACGGGGCTTGTATAGCCGCTCATAGTCCAATGCTTGTACGTGTTCTTGTCACGGCTTGAGGTTATGGTGTCGATGCCGAGCGTCATGTGCTGCAATACGGTTGCAGGGGCTATGAGCTGCTTCGTTTCCTGATTGTACGTGATGTGGTACTGTATCGGGTTAAGGCTGCTGTCCACGAAGCGGAACTGCAGGCTCTCGTCCCCGACAAGCATGGCCATAGTCTGTACCGCAATCGGATTGATGCTGCTCGTGAAGTTTTCAAGTAACGCCTGTTCGAGCATGTCTATCGTTTCCAAAGAGTCCCTGAACCTGCGTTTCGTGAACTGAATGATTTTCTTTTGGTTCTCATCCACAATAACGTTACCGTTCTCCAACTCGTTCAGAGTGGAGTTAAGGCTCTTTCCCGATACGCTGTTTGACAACTCCACCGTAGGAGCATACGGAGAAGTGAGATAGTCCTTTATGCCCGTTATCCTGATTTTCACACCATCAGGCGCAAACTGATTGTCCGTAAACAGAACGTAACCGCCCACAACGAGCTTGCTTCCGACCTTTAGCCAGTTACGTTTTGCCCACATGCCCTGCAACTCTCCGCTGAACGTGAATTTGGTGTCCTCGTTCTCGTACAGATACCGGGCGGCTTCACGGAACATATCCCACGATGCGCCCGTCTTTGTTGCGTTGTCACAGATGTAGGCATCAGGAAGCATACATCCGAATATGGCGTAAGTATCGCCCTCATGAGGTATATACACGCCTCCGGGCATGGTCAGCCCGTCTATCTCTTGCGGGACAATCTCAAACCGTCTTTCGGCGTGGTTGTACTTCAACTCGAAAGCCTTGTCATCTCCGGCCAGCATACCGCTCTGAAAGATGATGGTCATGTTTTCGCCCTCGATGAGATAGTCGTTGTAGTTCAGGTTTTCGGGTATGGTGTTGTCTATGATGTCATAGAAGTTGTTGGCTTCATCTATGACCTCCACTTTCGTAACCTTGCCGACACGGGACGGGTATATCTCCGAACAGTCCAGACTGTCCTCATTGTTGTAGAGTACAGCCTTGTCCTGCCTCCTGATTGAATAACCGTCAGCATCTGAAATGTAGGTGCGCCCCTCATATTCCAAGGTCTGCGATTTCGGAAGAAGAAGCTCTGCAGATCCGTATTTTGAGCGGTCGATGTTCTGCGAGCCTCCCTGAACAAAGAGGATTTCAACGGGACGGCTTCCCGTCTCAGTAGTGCGCCCCACACCCGGGACAAAGCCGTTACCCTTGCCGTAAGACAAAGGTAACGGGTCGTCCTTGAAATATTCGACTTTCTTCAGGTGTATGGTCTTGCCGACTATCTCCCATTCGGAGTTGAACGTATCCGCAACGCTTTGCAGCGCATCGCTCACAAAGGAATGGTCGAATGCGATAGTCTTCTCGGTAGATACGATACAATCCCCAACGGCCCAACCGCTGTCACGCTGGTTGAGATTGTCCACGATTACCTGAATGTACTCCTTTGGAGTGGCGCACATGGAGAATTTGAGCCGCTTGTCCACCGTGTTGCGGAGCTTGTAGCGGTTCAGCTGGTACTGTGCGCTCTCCATTATCAGGGTGTATTCAATATCCCGTGTCCCGTTCTTTTTGATGTTCGCAGGGGCGGCAAGGGTGTACCTTATAGCCATATACTCGCACCATGCGCCTACGGGTATCTCAACGTATTCAGGAAGCGAGAATTTCAGCGTAAGGTTATGGTCGCCCATGAGCGAGCGGTAACGGTAGCTGTCATCGCTTTCCTGTACGTCCAGCGTTGTGTCGTTGAAGTGTATCGTTATCATTATCTGCTTTCGCTGTAAAGTTCTACATAGATGCCTACCAAGTCGGCGAGAGGCTGGTAAACGGGAATTTCAGTATTACGGGTACACAGGTAGGTAATGCCGTCCTGGATGTAATACTTGCCCTGCTCCAGCTCCATATTGTTGTTGTACGGTATCGGGTCGTCAGCAGTACCGGATGCGGTCTCTACGATTTCCGTGTACAGGCTTTCAGTACCTGTTCCCGGTCGCCATTGTTCCTGTACGGTGTGCTGCTGGAGGACTTTCCACAGCCTGCCGTCACATTGCATCTTGTCGCCCTGCTTGACTTCCTTTCCGATGAGCGTTTCCCATTCGGGATATACGCTCTTTACTGACAGGGCATCGTTGTCGGTCAGGCTCATCGTGTTCACGGTAAGCATGAGCAGCTTTGCAATGTCTGCCAGTCGTGGAACGGATGCGGTTTTGGGTGTTCCCGGATCAATCTCCAAATCCTCCTTTACCATGCTCTTGACTGACGAGACGAAAGCAAGGTATTCCTCGTATTCGGATACCACTCCTGCATCGGACAGTACGCCCTGCTGGTAGGCGTTGAACTGGTTGATGAGAGCCAGTTCCGCTTCTGCCGAATAGTCGGAGCGTATGACCGCTTCAACGCACTTGCCGTATTCGGGCTTCCCGTGAATGGTGACCTCACGGCACGAATACTGAACTTTCTTTACTGATGATACAGGTTCTTCTTCTCCCTCCTGCATCATTTCATGCTGGACTTCTTCTTCCTGAATGTTCCAACGGTACAGGTAATTCCCGTTACCTACCGCCTCCAATTTAGGCGGCTTTGTGTCGTAATACGCACGTGTCATAAAATTCTGCTTTTAAGATTGTTTTTAGTAAATGTCTCGAATTGCTGTATTTCGCCCAACCGAACCAACTGCACAGAGCCTGACGGTAGTCCTCCAGCTTTACGTTGGCTTTCCTGTTCCATTTAGCCGCCGCACGGCAGAAGTTCTGCTTAATGCTTTTCCTGATAAGCGTCTGGTTGTGGTAAAATACGAAGCCTATAAAGTCCAATCCCCGGCCGTGCCTGTCGGAACGGTTATCCCCGATAGGAAACACTTGCTCGTTCCCTTTCAGGTTCAACTTCAAGTCTTTCATGTATTCCCTTATGCCTGCAAGAAGCCTGTGAAGCTCTTCTTTGCTCGATGCAAGGAATACCATGTCGTCCGCATAGCGGAAGTAGTATTTCACTTTCTTTACCTCTTTAACCCAATGGTCGAAATATGCGAGATACAGGTTTGCGAAATACTGTGAAAGATAGTTGCCGATAGGCACTCCGGCTGCGCTGTCGATTATCTCGTCAAGAAGCCAAAGCGTGTCCTTGCACTTGATTTTCTTCCTGACGATTGACTTCAACACATCATGGTCGATTGACGGGTAGAACTTCCGAACGTCTATTTTCAGGCAGTACCGTGTGTTCTCACGGTCTTTCATAGCCTGCTTGACCTTGCGCATCGCTCCATGTATGCCACGCTTCTTGATGCAGCTGTACGTGTCGGTAGTGAATATGGATACCCATATCGGCTCCAGCACGTTCATTATGGCATGGTGCAGGATGCGGTCGGGATAATAAGGCAGTCGAAAAATCTCACGTTCCTTTGGCTCGAATATGGTAAACGTCTCATATTCCGAGTTCCTGAATGATTTGGTACGCAACATCTCATGCAAAGCAATGATGTTCACTTCCCTGTTCCTGTCATGGAAACGCACACCGTATGTGTTCGCCTTACCACGTCTTGCCTTTTCGTCAGCGAGACGGAGGTTTTCCAGCGAGATGATTTTTTTGTATAAGTTGCCAAGTCTTTTCATACTGCTTTGCTTTTCTTAGTCGGGGCGTTCGGTAGCCCATACAACGGGCGTTCCTACCAGCTCCTTTCTGACGTTATGTTTTTTGCCAAGAGGCAAGGCCGCTGCTCCCATATATTTTTTAACCCATATTGAAAAGTATAGGTGAGAGCTGATGTTCGCATTCGTATTCGAGGGGGTGTTATTCGAGTTCGCATAGCTGAAGCCTGCATTCGCCCTGTTATTCGCATTACCGCTGAACAGCACACCACAAGAGCAGCCAACCTTTTTTCTCATTCTCTTACTCGAAATAGTACCTGTTCCCGTTACTCCGCAATGTTACCCTACGTGGGAACTTGCCCATCTCCTTAATCTTTTTCAGGACATACAGGATGTCCGCAGACCCCGTAAAGAACTTCTTTGCATCGGATTCCGGGCTGTCTTTGTCAGGCTTGATTTTGACCAAAGTCTGACCTTTTATCCCTTTCGCCTTGCTGAAACGTGTCGGGACTTCCTCGATGAAGTCCGTTACCCAAAACGTGGTGTTCACGATTTTGGACTGTGTCGTCTCTGGGCAGTTGAAACTTCTGCTGTTCTCATCACGGGGGATTTGCAGGAAATCCAAAGAACCGTCATCTTCCAAATTGTTGTTCATGTTCATATCTTTTGCATTGTTGAGTTAAACTTCCTATGCGCTTCGTGCCAACGTGTTACGCTGGGATAAAGCAAAGGCGAGAGCCGAAGTTCGCATACGCAGACGAGGGGGAGTAATACGAGCACGCACAGCCGAAGCCCGCATACGCCCCGTAATACGCACGACCGCCGAACAGCACACCACGCAAAGCCTCCGATGTAGGTATGTTGGTGTAATGGTAATCGCAGAAGTAGGTAGTAGAACCGCCTCCTACAACGTCAGGCATGATTTCTCCGACCTCTCCGAAGATTACCGACTTCACATAACCCTCTGCACGGGCTTCATTACCCACATGGGACATGTTGTTATAGTTGCTGTCGTTGAAATATTCCGGATTGTCCGTGACAAATACCTTGCTTAAACCGTCCCCGGTCGGCTCATTCGGAGAGATGCTCACATTGATGCCGTCAGTCCATTGCCACAGATGTCCGAAAGGATTTTCGATACCTCTGTAACGTGGCACTTTGACGGTAAGCCCTGCGCTGTCGTATTCCTCCGGCATTGAGAACTCCACTTCGCCCGTACCGTTACCCAACTCGTCGGTATATCCGCACGGAATGAATGGATAGTAGCCATTGAACGCACTCCATTTAGAACTGTTAAGATTGGTCACACCATCTCCGAGACCGCCCTGCGCATATCCGTTGCTGTCCTTTGAAGCGTTGAACGCCTTTTGAGAGTTCAGGGTTGCGTATTCGATGATAAAGAGCCAAAACAGGTCTTTCTGAATGTCATACGTCATGCAGTTCCATTCCTTTGTTGCGGATTTGCGCTTGCGTGCATAGTTGCGGAAGTTGGTACGGGAAATAGCCGTTGCAGGTCTTCCGAGAAGCGAACGGTATGTGCCGTCCCATTCCTCATTGTTGTTACCGCCCCTGTAATCCGCAGCCTCATTGACAACGGAGCAAAGCGTGGTAGTTGAACGTTGTACGGTTGCTTCATAGGCAGAGACGTATTTCTTTTTTACCTGATGATAACCGGGCAGGGGATATTCCGAAATCTTGACCCTGCGCTTGTTGCCCTCGGTCTCGAACTTGCGGTAGTACATTGGGAGTTCCACCATGACCTGACCACGTGAACCGTCACGGGTGTTGCCTCTCCAATCGGCAGGATTGAGGTATTCCGTAACAGTGCCATCATCCGCCAAAAGACAGCCTTTCATCCGGCTTTGGATAGGCAGGCTCTTGTGCAGCTCCATGTTCCCGATACGGGTGCATTCGGGAGACGATACGGTGACATCGTACTCGATGCCATAGGCGCAGCTCTCTTCAAGGTAGGGCATAAAGGTAGCGAGAGCAGCCTTTTTGCTTTCCCCGTCCGTGTCAAGCACCTCACACAATAGTTCAAAGGGGTTTGTACCCTCCACTTCCGGCAGATCCGCCAGACGTTTTCCGTTCTCGAAAGCCTCGATGATTGAACGCACCTTGCTTTCTTCTTCGCTTGTTAATGCCATAATTTTAACTGTTTAATAGTTTGAAAACTGATTTGCTTCCTGATTTTATCAATGATGCAGCTCTTTCGCCGCTCATCCTGAGACGTTCGCCCGTATGCACAGGCCTCTTGCGTGTCCGTTTCGTTCCTGTCATGATTTTGCAGACAGGCTTTCCGTTGCTGACCACGAACATTACCGAACCGGGCGTATTGAGCCGTATAGCGTCATACTTCCTGAACGATGCCCAAGAGCGCATACGTCTCATTACCGATATGAAGATAGAGACTATCATACCTGTTCCACCCAAGAACCGCTACCCCAATAGATGTCACATTCTCCGAGTATCTCCATGTCCGGCGCAATCTCCACTATCGCCATTGGCGACCAGTCGTTATACGCTACGGGAGCAGCGGAAAATCCCTCATCCTGATAGCATTTTACACTCAATACGGTATCCAATGCTTCGGATGCCGTGTCCTTTGGTCTGATGTAGACCGAAAACGGGGTGTCGTTAGGCAGCTTGAAGCCTTGCGACAGGCTTTCAATCTTGCCGTGCGAGACTATCCGTCCCCCGTTCATAAATTCGCTGATGTAACCTTTCTGTGTCATAACCGAATATATTTTAGTTCAACCTGAAATTGCCGCTCGATGTCAGACGAATGGAAGTGCGTGTGACAAGCCTTATGGTAGGTGCTGTGACCTTAATCTGAATAGTCCTGAAAAGAGCCATGTTGCAGGTAGGTATGACGTGTATCACGCTTGTTCCTGCACCGAGAACGGTAATCCTACCGTCAGGGGTTACCGAAACAGCCTTGTCATCTCCCAGGCAGAGCACGTTCTGATGCACCCTTTCAGGAAACAGTACCGCATTTATCTTTGCCGTCTTGTTGCCTGTTGTCAGATGAGCCGGATAGCTCAACTCCATAGAGGTAGGGAACAGTCCCAACGCTTCAAGGTTGGATGCAGTCTCTATGATTTCCCGGCAGTCCTCCGTAGCCTGATTGGCTTCTTCCGTAGCATTCTCGCAACCCTCCTTTGCGGTATTCGCCGCATTTGCGGCGGTATTGGCGGTACTTGCCGCCGTGTTCGCATTTCCAGCGGCCGTATTTGCCGCCGATGTTGCGGAATTTGCGTTCGATATTACCGTCTGTACTGACTGCTTCAACGAGTTTACCGTGTTGGCGATATACTCCAGCGATACCTTTACGCTCCTGTTGAGCGCATCAACGCCTATGGTAAAAAGCCCCGTGAATGTCTCACAAAGCGGAAGTTCCGATATTTTCTTCTTCGTTGCCATATATCATTTCCTTAATCGTTTCTCAATAGGATATTGCTTTCTCCGTCCTCTGTAAGCACGAGCGCATCATCCTCGGTCGCCAGCAACGCATGGTTGCCAATCGGTCGGTAATTAGTGAACGTGAGCACTACCGAGAACTCGCACCAAACACGGCCGTTACGCATGATGTCGAACTTCGATACCGTGTTCTTCTTGTAGAAGCAGTCGAACTCCTCCACCGTCTTGTCAAGGTACAGGCTTCTTTCCTCCGGCTTCAGAAGTTCCGTAAACAGGGAGTTCCAACGCTTCCAGAATACGGTAACATTCGCCGCACGGATAAGCAGCTTCAACGTCACGTCCTTTGCTTCATAAAAGACGTTTTCCCCGTCATACGAAACGCCTGCTACAGACTTGATGTCGATTGTAAGGTTCGGGCGCACGTTAGGGGCTTTCAGTATGCTGTCGTCACTTCCGTCAAGCACATATACACCGAACCGTGAGAAGTCGATACCGTCAAGCTCGTAGCCCGACTGATGCACGTCTTCCGCTCCTGTTGAATACGGCGTATCCTGATCCGGTTCGGGAAAATCATCTGCAAAACTCAAAGAAAGCTTGCCGAGATGTATTCTTGACGACAGGGAGCCGTTGCTTACCAGACGTAGTTTATAACTCTTTCCAAGTTCCGTGAAGTTGAAAGTATGGTATGACTTATCGGAAAGCAACTCGAACAGGTCACTTGCAGAAGTGATATCGGTAATGCAGAACGATATGGCGAACGTCTTTGTGTCAAGTACAGGTGCGGACAGGTCGTATTCCTCCCCGTCATATTCCGGCCATTCCGTACTTTCTATGTTCTTGAATGGCGGAAGCTGAATGAGAGCCTTGTACCCGTACTGTTCGACAAATACGCCGTATTCATCGAAAGCATCCGTTCCGTCTATGTAAAGCCTGCCTTTCATTCTACATCAATATCCTTGCATGGTCCTGTCTGATGAATGTCACATCCGATTTGTCGTCTTTTTCGATACGCACCACAGAATATCCTCCGGCCAATACGGAGGCACTTGCACCGTGCATCAAATGAAGCCTGTTTCCGGCGTTCTCACGGTATTTCACGGTCGCAACGGTGTCGCCTATCAGAAACACTTTGCGAGCCTCTGTAAGCGTTATCTTACCGCTGTCTATGTACACGCCGAAACGTTCGGGACGGTACTGCTTGAACTTCCTGAATGTCGCCAAGTCAGGAAAGCCGAATTTCGTCAGGAACTCGATGCCACGAGGGGAGAAGATGAGTTCCACAAGTCCCTCCAAATCCTCCGTTCCCTTGAACATGTCGCATTCCGCAAGCTTGCGTGCCATTTCACGGTTGCCCATGCTCATGCATCGTTCCTGTGCGGCCTGTTTCGCCGCTTTCCATTCTTCCTGTATATGTCTTACAAGCTCTTTCATCGCTGTATCCTTAATCCTTTTAATTGTATGTCGTTCAGGGTGCTTGAAACTTTGGATACTCTTTTATCCAAGTTGTCAAGCTTCGTGTTGGTCTCAGCCGTATTGTTCTCTATGCCCATGAGACGCTCCAGCACAAGGTTACCGATACGGTTAAGCTCCACAACTCCCGTCATTATCGAATAGGTATGTCCCTGTATGGTAGTCAATCGGGCATTATTCTCGTCCACGCTCTCCTGTGAAGCGGTAGCAATGCCTTTCTGCGTACCCTCACGGGTGGTTTCTGCATCTCCCAATATGATGTCTTTCAATTCATCAGGAAGCCCCTCCATACCCTCGGAGAAGATGTTTACCAATCCGTACAGTTCATTGGCGAAAGCCCCCATACTGTTGTTTATGGCATCAATGCCCTTGAATGTGCCGTCATCGCCGAACCACTTTGTTTTGTACCTGTCGAACAACTGTCCGATAGGCTTTTCGAGAAGTTCTGTAACGAGCATACGCTTGACAATATCAGACACAATGTCGTCTACTGTGTCTTTCCATGCCTTTGCCGCATCCTCGCCCTCACGGAACGCATCAAAGAACGCATCGCCGAGCTGTTCAGCAATGTCAGCCGCCGAGCCTCCGATAATGTCCTCTACCATCTCGTTTATTACGGCGACCATCTCCTGACCAATCTCCTGAATGTCTCGCTTCCATTCCTCGATTTTGCCGCTGTCGCTGTCTTTCTTGCTGCTCTCCGCATTTATCTGCTGCTGGATTGCCAGCTGCTGTTCCGCAAGGTTTTCGAGCTGGGAACGGCTGCTTTCGTACTTCTCCGCTCCCAAAGCCTTATCGGCGGTATATGCGATATCCGCATAGGCATCCGCAATCTTCTCGATGGACTTCAGGTATATCTCATTCTGATAGACTGCCGGCCCAATCAAACGGTAGAAACTGCTGTAATAATAAGCGGTAGCGTTGTGGAGCTTCAGGACTTCTTCGGTTGTTTCCCTTACCACGTCTTGCAGCTTTTGCAGGGAGTCGAAAGAGTTGTCCTGCATACGTACCACGTCCGCATTGTCAAGTTCCCATTGCAGTTGGTCTATACGGCCTTGCAGACGTTCTATTTCCTCCTGATACTCTTCGTCATTGTTGAACAGCCCGGCAATGGCGGTAGCTATCTGCAGGGCGGCGGATATGACCGCAAGTATCACGGATGCTTTCTCAACGGTGGAGATTGAGGCCGCTGCTGCGGTTGCGCTTGCCTGCATACCCGTACTTGCAGCACTTACGGTGCTCGACATGGCAGATGCCACGTTCTTTCCCACGTCTCCTATGGCCGAAATTACGGTAGAGGTCGCATCCAGCACTTCATCTATGAAGTCTATCGCCTTGCCGATACCTGCGCCTACTTCATCACTGAAAACATCCGCCAAGTTCTTCGCATGGCCTCCTACATTGTCGATAACGCCCTTTACATTGTTCAGCTGGTTGGCGAATGACTTGTATGATGTAGTGAGGTTGTTACGGGCTGTAAGCACTCCCTGCTCGGCATTCTTGCTCCGTGTCTCTGCGCTGGTAAGTCGGTTTGTGGCGTTCGTCACGTTCTCTACGGCCTGCGCATATTCTTCGGTGTCCTTTGATGTCTTGCCCTCCTGAATGAGCGCATCAAGTTCCTGCTGTGCCTGTATCGCAAGGTTATACTGTTCCTGTGCTGCGGTAAGTTCCAGCTGCGCATCCTTGTACTCATTCAGGGACGTGACCACCATGTCCTTTGCATCCCCGATGTCTTTCATGGCTTTTACAAGTCCCGTGAAAGGGTTTCGGTTGGCAATCTCGTCCTCTATGGACTTGATAGCTTCCTGCATGTCCCTAATCTCGGTAACGTCCATATTGCCCTTGTTGGCATCGAACATGGACTGAACCTGCCCCAGCGTATGCTGGAGCGATGAAAGGGACTGCTTGCTCAAATCCCCGAAAACGCTGTCCCAGTTAATGTTCTTCTTGAACTGCTCGATATCGAGCCTTGACAGTTCTTCGAGATACAGCCTGTTGGCTTCCGCCTGAAACTTTGCCGGAATGAGCGCAAGGCGGCTTTCCCAGTCCTCCTGAAGTTGCTCCCGTTTCTGATAGTAGTTGCCGTATGCTGAAAGCCAATAATCCTCCAATTCCTGCCCCTCTGCGGCGTTTATTTGTCCGGAAAGGTCATTGTATTGGCTCTGTGTGATATTGCCTCCTGTAAGGTCTTTGCTGAGCTGCTTGCGCTGCTCCTGATAGGTGCGCTTGATGGCGTTTACCTTTCGCTGTTCCTCCGAGACGAAAACATCCGCCAAATCCTCGTACAGCCCCTTTATGTATTCGGCGTTTTCTTCCTCCGCTTCCCGGGTCTCGTTTGTTGCATTGGCATTAGCCGCATCCCTTTGGGTTTGGAATGCTGCACGGTCAGCTTTTGAAAGCGTCTGGCCGAGTTTTCCGAGCTTCTGCGAGAGTTCCGCTTCTTCCTGGTCTATGGCTTCGATTGTCCGTTGTCTTTGGTTCTCGATTTCACGCAAACGCTTTGACAGACCCTCCTGCATAGCTGACACTTCCGCATCGGAAGCATCGGCAAGCAACTGTTTACGCTGCTTTGCGATGTCCTCCAGCAGTTTCTTACGTTCCTCAGCCTGCTTTTTGATATTGGCGTTCTCTTTGGTATCGCCGCCAAGGTCTTTGTAAGCCTTTTCGGCTGCATCATACGCTTCCTTGGCTTTCTTGTATTGGTCAGAGGTGTATTTCGACCTCTCGCTGTTTATTTTGTCAAGTTCTGATTTTGCCTTTTCCCATGCTTTTCTTGCCGAGTCGTAATCCTGCTGAAATGTGGTCTGTTCGTTCTTCTGTGCCTGTAAAGCCGATACTTTGGCATCCGCATCTTTCAGGCTTCCCTGTAAGTTGCGGAAACGCATGTTAAGGAAGATATCCACATTCCATATTCCGAAACTGTTTTCAGTCTTGCGCTGCTGTTCCTCGACTTCTTTCTTCACACGGTCGAACTCCTTCTTGATGCTGTCCCTTTCGTCTATGGCCAGTTCAAGTTTCGTATCAAGCGGAAGTGCCGCATATTCGGCTTCCTTACGTATGCGCTCTATCTCATCAACATCCTTTTGCAGACTATCAACGATAATCTGCACCTGTTCCTGCTTGTTTTCGAGAAGCCCCGTTCCGAACTCATCACGCAACAGGTCTGCGTTCTCTTTTGACAGGTTGCTCCAATTCTCTTCCGCAGTCTTGATGTCCTCCAGCAGCGACCTGTATTTGTTCAGTTCCTCTATCTTGTGCTGGTAGGTCTCCTCATCCTGTATCTCGTTGAGACGTTTTGTCGTATCTGAAAGGTCTGCCGCCGCAAGCTCCTGCATCGTGTAAGCGTTGGTAAGCTCCGGGCACAGCTTCTTAAGACGTTCGTATGCCGCAATCTGCGCATAGTCGGTTTCCGTCTTGTCCCTGATGATGTTGATACACTCGTCAATGGCCTGACGTTCCTCCTCCAGCTTCTGACGGAAAGCATCGCTGTCCTCGTTCAGTTTCTCCTGTGCTTTTTCTGCATTGCTCGTACTGTCGGTGTAGAGCACCAATGCGGTAACAACTCCGATGATTGCTGCGGCAAGAAGCACATAGGGGTTTGCCCATGCCGTGATGTTGAACGCCTGCTGTGCGGCGGTAAGCAGTCCGAGTTCCTTTCGGAACATCATAATAAGCCGTATGCTTTCGGTAAGGTTGCGTGCCTTTTCCACAACCCATACAGCCATCAAAGCTGCCTTGTAAGTGCCGTATGCGGCCGCTACGGACAGTATGGCGTTCAGGAACACATCGTAATGCTCTACCATATTCGTAAGCAGGTTCACGCCGCTTACGAATACGCTCTGCTGGCTGCTTCCTATCTCGTTGAGCATGGAGTTCCATGCGCCCTCCAAGTTGGACAACGCACCGTTTATGCCCTCTGATTGCTTTTCGAGCATTCCGTAGAACTGACCTCCCTCAGCCGTTGCAGATGCAAAGGCTTTCTCCATATCCTCTGCGGATATTGCGCCCTTTGACATCTCGTCCCGGAGTTCGGCGATGCTCTTTCCCGTGTCCTTTGACATTTGGTTTAACGGGTTGAAGCCTGCGTTAATCATCTGCAGCAGGTCTTGACCCATGAGCTTGCCGTTAGCCGATGCCTGTGCAAATGCCAGCACAAGGGACTGGAAACGGTCTGCATTGCCCATTGAGATA